GTGCCGACCACGACATTTTTTCTCTCCATATGAAATAAATATGCAACAAGGGGATCATCATGGCACGTAACACCAAGCGAGGGCGACTCACTCCAGAGGAGAGGAGCCAAATCATCAAACTCTATGAGGACGGCGATCACACGTATCAACAACTAGCCGATCAATTTGGAGTCCACAAATCCACCGTGGCTCGAATACTCAAACGACCCAAACCAATCGTCTCCACATTGGACACGAACACCACACCACAACAGCCAATCACCACCAACGATGATGGAGATGTGGAAGTGGATCCGGTTTTGTTTCGTCAGTATAAACTATGGGAGATCAGTCAAGACATTGAGGCCACACGTCAACGGGGATCTCATCACGCTCTCCCACAATTCCACCGTCTCCACCTTCAAGTCCATGATGAGTGGGTCCAACTCAAAAAGGAGATGGAGGAGTTTGACAACATGACCAATCCGGATGAGGTACTCCATCAGATCGCCATGGCGGTCCAAGGTCTCCCACCGATTTTGAGAGACCGTTTGGAGTCGATGTTGAGTGGTGACCCACAAATCATCCATCTCAATCGTGGATCATGATGGACCTATCCAAACTCAAAGCCATCGCCAAAGGGACATCCCAACTATTGGAGGAGTCCAAAGCCAATCCAATGACCTTTTGGAGACCAACAGCGGTCCAAGAAAGAGTCCTCCGTGACCCATCCCGGTTGGTACTCCTTCGAGGTGGTAACCAAATCGGGAAAACGGCGGTGGGAGCGTATGAAACGATATGTCATTGTATTGGTCGCCATCCTTATAAAAAAATTCCACCACCTCCAATCGAGGCGTGGGTGATTTGTCACTCATGGGAGCAATCACGGACCATTATGGGAAAATTCCACGAGTTAGTCCCAAAAGGAGAACTCCACCCAGATGTTGAGTTTGTCCATGGGAAGGGCTACCGAGGGACCGGCGCGCCAATTGTCAGATTCAAAAACAATAGTTTAGTCCGGTTCAAAACCACCAACCAAGGGACGCTCGGATTGGCCTCCGGTTCCGTCGACTACATATGGGTTGACGAGCCTCCACCGCCGGTGGTCTTTGGAGAGTTGCGGGCTCGAATCACTCGGACCAATGGACGGATGTTGTTTACACTCACACCCATTGGAGCGCCGGTCCACTATCTCAAAGAGATGGTCAAGGATGGTGTCATATCGGAACATGTTGGAGTCATGAGTGTGGAAAATACAACTCCAAAGGGATGTCGACCCATGATGACCGAGGAAGAGATCGAATCTCTTAGAATGTCCTATCTACCGATAGATCGGGACGCTCGAATCAATGGAGACTGGGATGGTGGAGTCCCAGAGGGTCGGATTTTCGACAAGTTTACTGACGACATGATCAGTGACCTCACACCGGATCCAGACCGTGAGTATATTTGGACCATAGGGATCGACCACGGTCACGACATCGCCTCTCAAGTCGCTTTGTTATGTGCTGTGGATGTAACCAATCAATCAAAGCCGGCCGTCTATGTTGTGGATGAGTACGTGGCAAGTGGAGCCAAAGCGGAAAAACATGCCAAATCCATATTGGCCATGATTCGAAGGAATGGACTCGAGTTGGCTAATATACAACGGTGGACCGGTGACCGCTCTCATGGTGGGTCAAAACAAAACGGTGGAAGGATGTCCAATACCATGTTGATGGCTGGTTTTAATCATGTATTGGGATACCCCAAAGGTCAACTCCCATTTACAATCCGGACCGCCCATAAACCGAAATATAGTGTATATTATGGATGTCAATCCATACATGAGTTGATGTGTGACAACCGTTTTCAAATCTTTCCAAGATGTGAGAGGACAATCAAATCTCTCAAGTATTGGGCGTTGAAAAAGTCGGGTGTTATGGATACAATGAGTGAGTGGAAGCACACAATTGACGCACTCCGTTATGCAGTCATGCCCATCATAGATGTCCAATATCGCTCTCCAAAAACCTCTAAACTGAGATTCAGATGATCACCCAATCCAACATCCCTCCACTCCCAGTCCAAAAAGATCCAGCCACACAAAGGAGAGTTGAACACACCGCACTCCGTAAACGGATGTTGACGGGGATGTGGTTACAAGACCTCATCGACTCCATTGGTGATCACATCCCACAATCACGTCAAGCGGCGTGGGGTGTTCCGGATATGTCGTCCAACATTTTCAAGGCCTCCACGAGTGCTTTGTGTGGTTTGTACATGGAGCCGCCATCCATTGGAGTCAATGAGACCACAGCGGGTGAGACGGATGGATTGGTTGGACGTAATGGATTGGTGAATAAAGCGGGATTATGGCCGCTCATGCAACGTGTCCAGTTTTACACACTCGGATTGAGAGAGACATTTTTGAGAGTGGACATCACGGATGATGGGAATGGTCTATTGTATCGGATTGTCACACCGGAGATGGTGGAGGCGCTGGCGAGCGCTGGTGATCCTTCGAGACCTCACACCATCAAAGAGACACGATTGAGATTTTGTGAGATGTGTCAAAAGTATGAGTGGACGGTGGACCATCTCTCCATTGAGGATCCAAATAATCCAATCTATGAGATTTACACCATCAACTCCAATGGTGAGCGTGATGAGGATGTGACCGAGAAGTATTTGACATCCAACATGAGTGGAGAGTCATATCCATATCGAGACTCAAATGGTGTCCCTTTTCTTCCATACTCTTTGTATCATGCTGAGATCCATGGTGGACTATTTGACCCATATAATGGGAGAGAAGTGGTCGAAGGCGCTCTAAATGCGAGCGTGCTGTACACATATTTTTTACACCTCTCGCGCGATTGTTCACACCCACAACGGTGGATCATGGGATGTATGCCAGCGGGAATGAATGTATTAGATAACAACCTCGACTCACGGAGGACAGCCATCGCCACGGATCCAGCGTCCATTTTGGTGTTTTCTCCGGATCCGGATTTGTTAGCGGGTCAAAATCCACAGATTGGACAATTCCAACCCGGTGGAGATGTCTCACAAATGTTGGAGTCTATCACAGTCTATGAGAGACGGTTGGCGACTTATGCCGGTATCAATCCCGCTGATGTACAAAAGATGAGTGGAGATCCGAGAAGTGGTTACGCCATCGCCATCTCACGCTCCTCATTGAGAGAGGCTCAAAGAAAATTCGCGCCGTCCTTTCGGATAGCAGACATCCACACATTGGAGATCACCGCCAAAATCGCCAATCGTTATTTGGGAACATCATATCCAGAGAATGGGTATCGAATCGAATATCACGCCATCCCACTCTCACCAACCGAGTCCAAAGAACAAAGAGAGAATATGTTGGCACTGTTGGCGGCTGGTTTGATCTCCAAAGTGGACGCCATCAAAATCCTCCATCCAGATCTTGACGACATTGACGCTCGTAAAATGTTATTGAAGATCCAACAAGAGAATCTCACATTTTAAACAACCATCAAAGGGAATGAACCATGAGTAAAACCAAAATCATCGAGGGTGTTGAATACATCCAAAAAGACCACGTGGATGAGATAGTTCGTCAACGTATCGCCAAATACTCCGAGCGACTAGCCCAAACGGAGTCCAAGTTGGGAGAGTATGAGAGCGAGTTGGACGCCGCTCGAGCCAAAATGGGATTGGTGGACAATCTCACAACACAAGTGGAGTCTCTCCAAGGAGAACTCAAAACAGCCCAATCACGTTATGACCGTCACACCACGATCTCACAATTTGGAATCAATGACGGTGATGTCAGAGATATGGTTGAGTGGCAATATGACAGGGCCATGTCTAATCGTGCCAAAAAGGATCGAGTCGAATTGGGAGAGTGGTTGGAGACAATCAAGACGGATCCCACAACCGCTCCAAGCACGTTGAGACCATTCTTTGAGACTCAAGTGGATACACAACCACAAACAACCTCAAACGAGCCTCCACAGCCGTCTCAAGGCCTCCAACAGCCACAAACCCAACTAACACCACCACCATCCTCCAACAAAGGTGTCCAAAGCCAATCCACAGCGGCTCCCAATGATCTTTTAAGCCGGGCCACCGATCCCACCTTTTACGCTCAAAACCGAGACGCCATCCGTGAGGCCTATTATTCGAGATTAGGTCAAACTCCACACAAGTTTTGAGAGGTGAGTTGTGGCCACATTTAAATACTCGGACGGCGCTGGAGTACCCAACCGCCATGATTTTACCAACTTATCCACCATCTCCGTGACTCATGGATTGGGCTACACACCCAATGTGTGGATCGTCATTGATGGTGAGGTTGTGTTTGGTGATATCACTTATAATAACCTTTTGACATTTACTGTCATTTTTGAGACGGTGGAGACTGGGGTGATATATTACAGGTGATCCACTTCCATGGTGGATCCAAGTTAACTATATCCCCCAAGAGGTGTCCCCATGGCTCAAAGATTTTTGGCCCCAGAACTTATCGCCGAAGGCGTAATTAAACAAAAAGGAACAGTATCACACGACGAACATTTGATCACTCGTGGATACCTACACTCTAACGTAATCAACTCTATCCACGCAGACAGCGCCAATTATTTGGAAGTTGTTGCGGATGGCGGTATCAACAAATTAAAAGTGAAGCCGTTGACCGTGACGGATGTGACTGTCAACTCATCACAATCATCACTCGCCAACTTCGTGTCCAATGTATACACCGGGTCCAACTTCCAAGAGGGTGACATTGTATTTTTGACAGCGACGTCTCCGATTGAGTCATACATCCACAACGGTGGGACCGCTGGAAATGCTGACGATTGGGATTTGATCAACACCGGTTTGAGTGACGCTCAAATCCGTGCGAAGTTTTCCGCAAGTGCTGGTATTAACTATAACGCCACGACGGGTGAGTTTACAGCGGACCAAACTGAGATCAAAGGATTTTTCTCGGCTGGTACTGGTTTGGCTTATTCAAATGGAGAGTTTTCTTTGTCGGCTACTTCGGATCAAATCTCCGAGGGATCCAATAATTTATTCCACACGACCGCTCGGGCACGTGCTAGCATCTCAGTGGACGCCGCTGGTTTAAATTACAACTCTTCAACTGGTGTTATCTCGTTGACGGCTGATACGTCACAAATTAGCGAGGACTCGAGCGCCCTTTACTTTACTCAAGCGAGAGCACGTGGATCCATCTCATTGGGTGCGGTGTCGTCTCCAGATGTTCAATTACTTCAATATGATTCGTCAAATGGTCAATTAAAAGTTGAAGCGAGTGATGTATTCGCTCAATTCCAAGCCGGTACCGGTCTCAGTTATGCAGATGGTGAATACTCATTGAACGCCAACACCTCACAAGTGAGCGAGCACTCGAGCGCCCTTTACTTTACTGAAGCGAGATCACGTGGAGCGATCTCGGTGGACGCTGCTGGTTTGTCTTACAACTCCGGAACTGGTGTTATCTCATTGACGGCCAATACGTCACAAATTAGCGAGCACTCAAGCGCATTATATTTTACGAATGCGAGAGCGCAAGCCGCGATTACAGCCAATCCAGCCGCGGGTAACCTTGCAAGTGTCTCAGGTGGTCAAGTGTTGGTCGCTTTGTCATCATTCCGTAAAGGCTTCCAAAATCAAACATTGGTTGCTAACACGGCTTTGGCATTGACTCACAACCTCGGCGAGCAACTTGTACACGTGAGCGCTATGGATGGAAGTGGAAACAAGGTAGAACTTGAGATCACATACACCAACGCCAACTCAGTCTCAGTAAAATCAACTGTTGGATTGACTGGGATTGACATCGCCGTATCAATCTAATCTGATACCCTCAACCCCATACATTTGGAGTCACTCATTTGGGTGGCTCCTTTTGTTTTACTAAACAACTCAAAAATCTCACGGACAAAAAAAGTCCGAAATCGTCCTGAGAACTTTTTTGTGTCAATATACCTTTACGAAATAAAAACGTCTCAGATTTGAAATTTGGGACTCTGAGACATATGTTTTGTTTGTCTCCAAATGTAAAAAGTACTTGACACATTTTAAAAAATACCAGTATCTCATTTTTATCAAAATACATGGAATAACGGTCTATCTATATAGGACAATGTTCAGGTCAACAAAATGTCATTTATTTTGATCTATTGATGACGATGTGGAGGGTGGATGATCCTGATTGGGTAGCCACTAAAAGTATCCGGTTCGATTGACGACCAATCTCCATGGGTATCTCCAAAAGATTATTGGCGGGAACAAATACATAATCCACCACACCACCATCACCAAACGAGTCTCCATCGCTTCCATCGTTTCCACAATACAAAGCGGCCGGGCTACCAATGGAGACCGCCGTGGCTCCATTTGGGAGGATGATTTTTGACGCCGTGTTGGAGACGTCGAGTGTTTTAAACTTCGGATATGTGTTGACGTTTGACAGGTCATGAGTTGCCATGGTAATCTCCCTTTGATGTGAAAATGACATGTGGTGTCATTGTGATAACACCATATCACAAAAATGGGTATACTACATCCAACCACATATCTCCACCACGGTGGATGATGGGAGTTGGTTATTGTGGATAGGTTCGCAACCGTCAACAGCGTAAAAATCCGCGCCCATCCAAACAAAACCAAAACCAAATATATTGTGAGAAAATACAATGAGTACTATTGATTATTCAACGCTCGGCAACCTTCGCCTCGCAGCAATGATAGAAAATGAAGTGCGAGCCATCCTCGCCGACCAAGCCTCAATCCGTAATTCTGGAGCGCTCCTTTTTGCTGGGGACGTCGCTGGAATCGGCTCTAAAGTGATGCGTATGCGATACGCAAACTGGGGAGCGGCTACACCGTTTGCAACTGCTAGCGATGGCGCTGAGGTGTCTGAAGCAACATTAACACCATCAACCGTGGACATCACCGTGGGCCGCTCGGCTTTACGTTACGATATCTCGGATCTCGCCGCTATGACCGGGTTGGGTATGGACATCGATCCATTTTCATTGGCTCAAAAAATGGCGCTGAGTGCAGAGGCTCGTATAAACGGTATCATCACCGCAACATTTGCAGCCGCTTCCAACTCTGTTGGGACAAGTGGTGTGGACATGTCTGTTGATGATTTTTATGATGCGATGTTCCAATTGGAGAGCGAGTCAAACAATGGAGAGTTCTATTGTATACTCCACCCACAACAGTTGAGTGACCTTCGTGACTCACTTCGAAGCGAGTCAAATAACGCTCTCGCATTCTCACCAGCGACCGAGGACATGTTGGCCATCAAGGGTCAAGGATTCGCCGGCCGTTTTGGTGGTGTTGACATTTTCAAATCTAGTTATGTAACCGAGGCGGGTGGTGACAAAATCGGCGCCATGATGTCTCGTGGTGGTATCGCTTACGCTGTTGGTACTCCTCGACCTTTGGCGGG